GAGATCCTCATGTTCGCGGCGAGGGCCTCGACTCACTTCGACGGTCACAAGGGCTACGGGAACGTCCTGAGCGTCTCAAGATCTGGGAACGACCTGCACCCGACACAGAAGCCGCTCGAGCTGCTGAGCGACGTCGTCGACAACATGGAATGGGCGACCGGCTTCTATGATCCCTTCGGCGGATCCGGGACCACGCTGATCGCCTGCGAAGATCACGACGCCGAGGCCTACGTCATGGAGCTGACGCCGGCCTACACCGACGTCATCGTCGAGAGATACATCCGGCACACCGGAGACAGAAACGTGAAGTGCATCCGAAACGGGAGGGAGCTCAGTCGCTCGGACATCGAGCCGCTGCTCGCCCGAGCAGACGAAGGAGGTGAGAACGGATGATGCACCCGGAAAGACATGGACAAGGAAAGAGAAATGTCACCAGCTGAGAGAGCCAAGAAGCGCCTCACCGCCTTCCGGGATCTGCAGCAGACCATCGACTTCAAGACCGAGCGCCTCGAGCGCATGGCCGAGAAGCTCACCAGCGTCGGCAGCCCTCAGATCTCCGATATGCCGAAGGCGCCGCCCGGATCCGGCAACGACCGCATGCTCGACGCCATCTGCAGGAAGATCGAGCTCGAGCAGGAGATCCAGCAGGACATCGCCAAGGAGCGGGCAGAGTACGACGCGATCCTCCTGATCACGAAGGCCATGACCAAGCCGGACGAGCAGGCCGTGATCCAGCTCCGGTACCTCGACGGCGCCAAGTGGGAAACGATCGCCGCGGCGCTCTACTCCACCCGGGACGACTACGAGACCAAGGCCGACTACTACCTGAGGCAAACCTTCCGGAAGCACGGCACAGCCCTCCTCGGCTTCGCTGCAGCGGAGGACGAGCTCATGGAAAGGAAGGACAAAGGCGGCGGAAAGAAGGCTGCACGGGGCTCCTGAGGGCGTTGACATAAAAAGACACCCAAATGACATTGAAAGAGACATAGGCCCCGTGCTATCCTATACGCTGAACAAAGTCCGCAGGACGTCCGAAGGACATCCAAAGGACAACACAAGGACAGGACCAGAAAAGGCGTCCGGAGATCCACAAGATCCCCGGGCGCTTGCTTTTTGCGCGGAAGGAGGTGAAGGCCATGGCCAAGGGAGCGGGATGGTCACAGGGCTCCATCAACATCGCGATCGAAGGCGCCGAGGATCTGAAGGCCAAGCTCGAGAAGATGAACAAACAGAGCGAGACCGTCGTGAAGCGGACCGTCTCCGACTTCAAGAGCCGAGCCCCTGCATGGGTCAGCGCGGCCGTCACCGAGTACTACGCCATCAAGAAGTCCGAAGTCAAGGGCGCCATGACCGGCGTGAAGAAGGGCATCGGCAAGATCAAGGTCGCCGGCGTCACCGTGGACGAGATCTCCCTCGTCTACTCCGGCCGGCTGCTCACGCCCACGCACTTCAAGATGAAACCGTCCACCCCACCAAAGAAGCGGGCCAAGGACACCCGGCTGATCCCGGGGCAGAACATCAAGAGCGAGACCGCCGGAGACGTGGCCACCGTCACACCGCTCGCGCCCTATCAAGTGAGCGCAGAGATCAAGAAGGGCAAGCGCGTCACGTTCCCCGGGCAGGTATTCCTCGGCACCAACAAGGGCGCCGGCTACATCCCCTTCCAGCGCGAGAGCGAGGAGCGGACGGACATCAAGAGCATCAAGACCGTGAGCATCCCGCAGATGATCACGAACGAACAGGTCGGCGAGGAGATCAAGAAGAACATCGACGAAGGCCTCGGGAAAAGGCTCGAACACCACCTGCAGCAGGAGCTCGCCAAGAAGTGAGCCCGGCAGGAGGCCGCCCGCCCAAGCGGCCGACGAGCCAAGGCCAGAGCCCGAGGCCAGCCACGGCCGAGGGGCCACCCCCGCCCCCTCCGACCGGCGGCGAGGAAGATCCGCCCGCGATTTTTTTGCGCGACGCCGCGCCGCGGGTCCTTCCAGCCGCCTAAAACGCCTGCGGTGCTCGCGAGCCCAAAAATCGCGCAGACGCCGGGAAAGTTTTTCGACGCTTTACTTTACCGCAGAGGAGGCCGAGGACGCAGCAAGGAGGTGATCGGATGGCCGAAAGAAAGAAGCCGGCCGAGTCGCCCGGCTACGTCAAAGCGAAGGACGTCGCGGAACTTCTGGACCTCACGATCCAGCGCGTCGGGCAGCTTCGCAAGGAGGGCATCTTCACCCAGTATAAAACACCCGCAGGCGACCGGTACAAACTGGTCGACACCGTCAAGGCGTACATCCGGTACCTGCGTTCGCAGAACTCCGGAAAAGCCAACCCCGTCGAGGATCGGAAGGCGGAAGCCGAGGCCAACCTGAAGGAGGCCAAGGCTGCGATCGCCATGATGCAGCGTGAGGAGCTCGAGGGCCAGATGCACCGCAGTGAGGACGTTGAGGCGGTCCTCATGGATCTCGTCTTTGAGATCCGGAGCATGATCACAGCCCTCCCGGGCCGGCTGGCCATGGACACCGCACAGATCAAGACACCCGAGGAGGAGTCGATCAGGATCCGCGACGAAGTGAACGAGATCCTCACAGCTCTGGCCTCCTACAAGTACGACCCGGAGCGCTTTAAGCGCAGGGCGAAAGAACGGAAGGGGGCGGACCTGATTGACGACGAAGAATAGAGCGGCGGAGCTGAACCGTCTGAACTCCGTGATCGGCAAGGCCGTCAGAGGCTTCCAGCCTCCGGAGGTCCTCACCGTGGCCGAGTGGGCCGACAAGAAGCGCCGGCTCTCCCCGGAGACATCGGCGGAGCCCGGTCCATGGAGAACAGCTCGGACACCATACCTCCGGGAACCGATGGAGGCCTTCACGGATCCAAAGGTCCACAAGATCGTCGTGGTCGCGGCCTCTCAGGTTGGCAAGAGCGAGTTCGAGCTGAACGCGATCGGCTACATCATCGACCAAGACCCGGGCACGATCCTCTACATCCACCCGAGCCTCGACGAGGCCCGGAAGTTCAGCCGGCAAAGGCTGGCCCCGATGATCCGCGACTGCAAGGCCATCCGCAGCAAGGTCGCGGACGTCAAGGCAAAGGACAGCAGCAACACCGTGCTGCAGAAAACATTCCCGGGCGGGACGATCACGCTGATCGGCTCCAACACACCGCGAGCGCTCGCGTCCACCCCTGCCCGCTACATCATCGGCGACGAGCATGACCGCTGGGCCAAGAGCGCCGGCGCCGAGGGCGACCCGTGGGAGCTGGCCGAACGGCGTCAGACGACGTTCTACAACCGCAAAGCGATCGACATCAGCACGCCGACCATAAAGGGGGCGAGCAGCATCGAGATCAGTTTTTACAAGGGCACACAGGAGCGCTGGTGCCATCAATGCCCGGAGTGCGGCGAGTACTCCGAGATCGAGTTCGACAACATCAAGTTCGACCCGCAGGTCGCCAAGATCGGCGGGCGGAAAGTTTATAGCCTGAACGGTCCGATCTCATGGGTCTGCCCGAAATGCGGGTGCCTGATCCCTGAGGAGACCATGAGGCAGCAGCCGGCGAAGTGGATCGCCGGCAACCCCGACGCATACGAGTCCGGCGTCCGGTCCTTCTGGCTGAACGCCTTCTCCTCCCCGTGGACCCCGTGGAGCAAGATCGTCCTCGCCTTCCTCGAAGCGAAGGACGACGCCCTCCGGCTGAAGGTCGTCTGGAACACCCTCCTCGGCAAGCTCTGGGAGGAGCGCGGCGATCTGGCCGACGAGGACACCATGCTCGCCCGGCGTGAGGACTACGGCCACAACGCGGACGGCTCCCCCGTGGAGCTGCCCGACGGCGTTCTGGTCCTCACCATGGGCGTCGACACGCAGGACAACCGCCTCGAATACGAGGTGGTCGGCCACGGGCAGTACGGCGAGAGCTGGGGCATCAAGCGCGGCTTCATCATGGGCCGCCCGGACACGCCGCAGGTCTGGGCGCGGCTGGACGACATCATCCAGCACGTCTACAAGTTCAAGAACGGCCGCGGCCTCCGGATCTCGATCACGCTGGTCGACTCCGGCGGCCACTTCACGCAAGAGGTCTATGAGGCCTGCAGAGCGCGGCAGCCCTTCCGCGTGTTCGCGATCAAGGGCAAGGGCGGCGAGGGCTACCCCTTCACGAGCCCGCCCTCGAAGGTCCCGATCCGGGAGAACAAGGCCGTCACCTGCTGGCTCTACACCATCGGCGTCGACGCCGGC